ATTATTGTAATCTTCTACAATATATTCAATACCTTTACTATCACATAAACGTTTTGATGCCTCACAATACATACAATTGTTTTTACTATAAATACGTAATTTTAAATCATTAGTATCTTTATATTTTAAAATATTCTTCAATGATAGTGATGCTAAATTACATACAGCTGTTTCATCTGCATCTGTATATTCTATGATTTCAGTACACAAATTAGATGATTTAATAGTTCCTAAATTTTTTTGATTTGATTTTAGATTTGCAGCATCTTTATAAGTTAAATATGGTGTTCCTGTTTCAATCTGAGATGTTAAAATAGCAAACCACAATTCCTGAGCATCTACTTGCCGATTATATAATTTTTCATTTTCATATTTACTATATAATTTTTTAAATTCTGAACCATATACTTCATCTAATCCTGGACATTTATCCGGACAAAATAATGACCATTTGCCATTACATTTAACACGTTCCATAAATAAATCCGTTATCCATAAACCATAAAATAAATCTCTCGCCCTTTCTAATTCATTCCCATGATTTTTCTTTAATTCTAAGAAATCAAAGATATCAGCATGCCATGGTTCTAAATAAATCGCAAATGAACCATTGCGTTTACCACCACCTTGATCTATATATCTTGCTGTATCATTAAATACCCTTAACATTGGAACTATACCATTTGAAATACCATTTGTTCCAGCAATAAATGAATCTTTTGCCCTAATGTTATGAATACTTAAACCAATTCCGCCAGCATATTTTGAAATTTTAGCACAATCTGTTAATGTATCAAATATACCTTGAACACTATCATCTTGCATTGCTAATAGAAAACAACTTGAAAATTGTTCTCGCATTGTTCCTGCATTAAATAATGTTGGTGTGGCATGAATAAAATTGCCCTTAGACATATTATCATATGTTTCAAATGCTTTTTCTAAGTTGTTTCTATGAATTGACAATGATACCCTCATTAACATATCTTGAGGTCTCTCTACAATCTTTCCATCAATTTTTAATAAATAACTACGTTCAAGTGTCTTAAAACCAAAGTAATCAAAATTATAATCACGAATATAATCTATCTTATCGTCAATCATATCGCGATGTAATGAATTCTTATCACAAATTAAATTATATAATCTTTCATTAATTAATGGTTCTCCTTTACCATTTTTCTTGTAATTATATAACTTTTTAATCACATCACTAAATTTACCTTCTGTATTTTTATGTAAATTTGATACAACAATCCGTGATGCTAATACTTTATAATCTATATTTTTTGAATATAATGAAATACTCGTCTCTGATGAAAGAATATCAAGTATTTCTGTTGTAACCCCATCATATATCTCAGAACATACTTTTTGTGCAATAATTGTTGGATCAATATCTAATTTTTCAAGATTAGGTTCTTCACATAATGTTAATAATCTTTTTTGAATTTTATCAAAACTGACATTCTCTAAAGATCCATCACGTTTTTTTACTTTCATCATATCTTATATACTATATTATATTTATCTGTTTAAATATTTTGATTTTATTTAAATTTTTTTGATTTATTTTATATTTGTAATTATTGTATATATATTCTAATATTTTCAAATTTTTATTTTTTAAACAATAATCTACAACTGCATTTATTTGTAAAAAATAAATTACATTTTTATTACTTTTAACTTTGTTTTCTAACAAAAATTTTACAATATTCAGATTATCACATTCACATGCTAATAATAAATATGAACGATTACATTTTCCAAAATGAAAAATATCAAAATCTTCTGAAATATTACCATCACTTAAATAAAAACGATTAAATAATATACTATTGTATTTCTTATAATTTATCATAAGATTTAATATATCTAACCTATCACATAGTATCATAGTTGATACATCTGTATATATAATATTATAATTTTTATCGAATAACCATTGAAATATTATAATATTGCCATCTTTTAATAATATATATTTATCAATATCATTATCACATATATTCTGTGGTAATTTATTATCATATTTATCTATAATATCATAAAAATTACGATTTACAAATTTTAATCTATATGATAATAAAGGAGAATTAATACTTATTGTATATTCTAAAATCTTTTTTATAATATCATATGGTAACTTATCTATCATGATATATATAATTTGATATTTATATTTAAATAAATATAAAATAAAAAAAAATGGATATTGATGAAGAAATACTTGAAATGCTAGAAGTTTATATTAAAGTTCAAAATATTCAATTACTAAAATATATTGCACAATGTGAAGGATGGGATTTTAAAACATTATGTAAAAATTATTTGTAATATTATCTATATTTATAACTTTCAACACTATCATCGCTTTTCATAAAATACATCATTATACAAACAAGTATTATTAAACTTAATATACATAAAATGACTTCTGGTCTCATTAAAAACTCAAATCCATCTTCAAGTTTTTCTGCTGTATCTTCTAAAACATCTTCTGCAACATCTATAACTTTATTAATATTTGGCATATATATAATACATATTATTTATTTATTTAAAAAACTATCCAAATCATTAAACAACTTTAATTTATCATCAGTTTTTTCTGTATCCATTCGTTTTTCAACCCGTTTTTGTGATTGTGGTTTTTTATTGACTTCTAAATCCTTAACAACATCGTGATTTTCCCTAGGTTTACGTATCTTAAACATTTCACCATTTTTAATATTTGATACTATAAGTGTCATTTTATCACGTAATAATGGTGTAGTATAATCTATATCGTGTGTTAATATACATATACTCATATATAAATATGGTAATCTTTTATTACGCTTTCTGCTATTAAAGTCATCTAAATATAACATATATAATGCTTTAATGTGTCTTTTTTTTTCAATATTTACATTTTCACATTGTAAATGTATTAAATCCCAAATTATCCATACTAAATCACTTTGAAATTTAGGATGTACATCTACTACACGCGAATCAATATGCCAACTATTATTTGCTTTTAAGTTACGTTTTTCCCATTCAAATACCCAAAATATCCAATATAAACACATATCATAATTATTACCTTTAAGATAAGTATAAATCTCATTCATAACTAATTTTAATTCTTCAGGTTCATTAAAATGTATAAAATCATTGTTTAAAAGATAAACATTTGCAACAAATCTTTTTTGTATATTTTCAAAATCAAAATCAGTTTCCTTTAATTTTGGATATTTATCATATTTTTTTGTTTTATTTGACATACATAATATCGTAACAACACTAAAATAAATATTCCTCGTTTTATCATTGTTTCTACATTCTAAAATACCATATCTATCATTTTTATCTATACTCTTATAAATATTATTGATTACAATATTTTTTTTATATAAATATAATGTTAAGTTTGGATTATTTATACTAATACTAATAGTACTATATATCAATAATCTTTGCCATATATCAAATGTATATCCAGAACATAAACATTCTGCCAACCAATTACAAGCATTTTCTATTTTACCATTATCTATACTTTTAAATAAGGTTGATATTACATCTGTTTTTTTATATCCACTAAATGTAGATTTTTTAAAACTTTCCATTAATCGTGAATCCACTATAATATATTTACTATCCATAAATACAAAAAATAAAATAATATTAAAAATTAAATTTAAATTAATAAATTAAAGTACAATCTCTGGTAAACTTGATACATCTGGTTCTACCGCTCCGTTTGCCACACTATTTTGTAAATCTACTGCTTCATTTCTATTTAAATCGTTTGTTGAACCAAAACCACCTGTACCACGTGTCGTATCACTTAAATCATTGACAAGTTCAAATGTTACTGGTGATAAATCGCCAGAACAAATCTGAAATAATCGTGTATCTTTTTCTACTAGAAAATCTTCACCTTTAATATTATCAACAAATGCCATAATATTACCTCTGTATCCAGCATCAATAATACCAACACTATTTGCTAATCTTAAAGGTGTTTTTACAATAGATGATCGCGGATATAGATAATATGATACATTATTACGATTATCTTTTAATGCTTCACAACAAATTTCTAAATCAATTTTAACAGTTTCACCACTTTTTACTAAAATATCATTTGGACAAAATAGGTCTAAACCACTATCGCCTTCATGATAGTTTGTATGATGAATATATTTTTCTTGAAGTTCAACATTTTCAGTTTTAATTAATAAATGCATTTTTATTTTATAATAGATAAATCTTTAATATATATTTTTTTATAATTATATAATATAATGAATAGTATATTTACATTTATAATAACATTAATTTATATACTTTATAATATTGTAACCTTATCAGTATTAGATAAAGATCAAAATGTATTAATACATATGATAGTTGGTGGAGTTATAGGATTTATATCATTATCTGCTTTAGTATATTATTATTTAAAAACTCAAAATAATTCATTATTTTTATTATTATTTGGAATAATACTCATAATCGGTTATACATTTAGTTTAATTAATATTAAAAAAACTATCGATGATAAAGATATTTCTGAAAATGAAATAAATGCTTTAAAAACTAAAACAATAACATCTGGTATATTGTTTACAATAGTTGGCTTTATTGCTTATATATTAAATAGTTTTATGGGCGATTGTCAAAATATAAATGAATTATTATGTGATAAAAATATATTATTTTTATTATTATTATCAAATATAGTTGTATATAATAGTATAAATTTTTTAAAATTACATGGTCGAGGTTGGATTTGGAATAAAGATGATAAAGATGATAAAGATAATATTAGTATGGATCTAGGTGTGATAATAATGTTATGTTTATGGCAATTATATATATACTTTTTAGTAGATGGATTTAAAGGTGCTAGATTATCAGATACATCTTCTATACCACAAGATAAAAGTATAACTGTATTATTTAGTGGATTAAGTGTATTTGTAATATTATCATTATTAATTTACTTGTTTGTAACAAATGCTCAATGTAAAAAATGGGAAAATATTAAACATATAAATAATATTAAAGAAATAAGTTATAATATGTTAACTACTTCAATTATATCAATAATTATAATAGGTTCACATGTAATATAAGTAATAGTCAAACTAGTTTAGTTGATATGGTCCCATTATCAGATAATGAATATTAATTTTTCAATAAATATTTATAAATTATACTCTTTATGATATCTAAATTTAAACTCATATCAAGTATTAAACAATCACTACATTTTATTCCATTTTCGGATTCATGTTCCGAGTTTTCTATGTGATCCATATAATTATCTGGATAACAAGTTTTTAATCTTTCAATTTGTATATCTTTTGGCAAAGTTAATACTATTATTTTATATCCATTTTTCATACATAAATCGTGTTCATTTTGATATCTTAAATCATCAATGATTACTTTATCATAATCTTTTGCTTTCTCTATTGTATAATTTGCCCATACATCACTATCTATTTCTCTCATTTTAGTTCCAATACTTGTTAAAAGTGTTCTGTCTTTATTTTGCATATTGAATAAATCTTTAGCAATATCTTTAACTTTTTGTCCAAATGATAATATTTCATAACTATTATCAAGTTGTTTAATAATATTTGCTAATGTAGTTTTACCATAACACATTTTTCCATGTATAGCAATTTTCATTTTATAATAATATTTATAAGTTTTTATATATTATTTATTGAAAAATTGAAATATTCTAAATGGATGCTCGTGTGTTATATACTCTAATTTTCTTTTAAGATGTGTTTGTAAACCAACTAATAATAAACCAGATGTTATACTAATAACTGTATCTATGCTTTTAACATTTTTGACTTTAAATAATGGATTAAGTATACTTAATATCGTATTATTTAAGTAATACCATATAATAGCAATAGCAATAATATGAATTATTATTTCAAACAATATTTCAAAATTATCTTCATCTTTATGTAAATCAGTGAAAGCATGATCTATTAATGGACCAACGAATATAAGTAATATACCATATATAAATGCAACCAATATTATTTTTAAAATATCAAATATGAACATATCTATATGTTTATACTATATTTTTTTTTTATTTTAAATAATAAAAATATATAAATATTTATTATGGAAAATATGATTTTACCTATAATTGTTGTAAATAAAATATCAATGAATAAATGGTTAACACAAAGTATAAACTTTACATCTTTTGATAATAAGTATTTAATGTTGATATTATCTAATTATATGAAAATATGGATAGATTCTAATACTGATTTAAATAGATTCATAGATGATGAAAAATATTATGATAACTTTACAAAATTTATATACTGTGAATATATATTACCATTACAAACATATCCATATGATTACATAGAAGATGAATATTATGAACACTATAATATGAAATATAGCGATGATATAAATGATATATTTATATATTTTAAAGACTATACAAAACAATTTGGTTCACAATTATTTCATGGTAAAGATGATACAAGTTATCCTATTGTACAATTTGTTTATGATATATGTGATTATGTAGACCCTTATAATGATGATGGTGATTTAGAAGATTCGCCAGATGTTGATAATATGATTATGGAATATATGTAATAATCACATATATTATAATTGTTATATTATATGTTAACACAAAAAATGATTGGTGGTTCTTATAAATTTAGTGATTTATTAAAAGAAAAACGGACAAAAAAGAAAAAACTTAAAAGTGATCCATCTGTTCTAGGATACAAAGCAAATAAATCAAACTTGAATATAATAATGAAAGGTTCTGATGGTAATTTGTATAAGAATAAACGGTATAAGAAAACTAAGAGGTGGTTTAGAATAAAAAAAAAGATTAATTCTAAAAATAATAATAAAAAGAAAAAATAAAATTTGATATTTAAATAATTATTGATGATATTACAAATAATTGAAAAAGATGGAAAATAAAGATGAATATTATGATAATGATATTATATAGTTTATTTATATAGATATACAGATATATTACGTGCTGGACCATTCAAAACATTAAATGATCTTTTTAATGATTTATATGATAATTTAATATTTAATTCTGAAGATAAGAAAGAAAAAGTTCGTAAATCATTAAAGGAAACATATACATAATATTAATAATTTAGAGATTTTACAAGTAGATATAAGATTATAATAATTTAATTGATATGTTTTGAATATAAACCATATTTATTACCTAGTTCGTCTAATAATTTAGCACTATACCAACCTAATATAGCACCTATTATATCACCTATCATATTATTTAATGTATCACTATAATTTTTACCACCTGGCCAATATGGAAACATATTTATCATTTTTATACCAAACTTTGTATTTTCTATTATTTCAAATAAAATATTTATTATAATCCAATTTTTTTTACTTATACCAAAAAAATATGCTACTATACCAGTAGCAAAATGTAAATATGTATATTGATCTAAAAATTTATTACCCATATATTTATATTATTATTTAAATCCTTTTGTAAAATAAACAATAAGGTTTTTGACTCATCATATCACTTTCAGAAATATCAAAAACACTACTATCATTAAATACTTTCCATTTGTCTTTACCTTTTTTAGCAATATTCGTATTACAAACAGCATAGTAATGACCTCCATTTAATGAGCCACTTTGAACACTCATACTACATAATTTATAAGTCATACTTTGTTCATTATAATTCATACAAAATTTATTCATATTTAATATTGTTGGAAAACTTATATGTCTATCTATTTTTCTTAAGTTGCTATCATATCTTTTTATTTGAATGATTAAAACATCACTTAAATTCCAAAATACAATCTTTTTTTCTGGATTAACATTTTTTTTACATTTATCACATTTCCAAGTATTATTGCTGTCTAATGTTTCAACACTTGTATAATGTGACAGCATATCATAAACAGTTTCAAAATTTGGTTTAATATGTAAAGTTACAATTTGTGTTGGATCATGATTTCTTGCAGAATAATCGCATTTCGTACAACTTGTTATACTTAATAATTGTGAATAAGTAGATTCTATTAAATATGAATATTCATTTTCAAAAAATTTTTTCCAATAATTGATACTATCAACTGCTATACGATCTAAATTATTTTGAATATTGCCTTGAACACTTAATTTAATTTTATATTTTAAACATTTATGTAATAAATCAAATAGTATTGTTATAAATTCACCAGCATCATTTTGTTCAAATCCAACAAATGTATATTCGCTATGACTAATATTTTGTGCAAATGACTTATAAAAATTGATAGGATTTATACATCCTGTGTCATTTTCTATCATAAAATTCTTTTGTAATCTTAACCATTCTCTCATTAAACTGAATTCATTGCGTTTTTCAGTTTTAATACAATTATTTATAAAATCATCATTATCTGTACTTAATAATCCAGTATAACGAATACATTGAATTATAGAATTCATATAACATGTATTTCCAAGATTTTTTAATCCATAATCCATATTACTAATATTTTAATATAATAGTTTTAAATACTTAAAAAATAATATATTGTATAAATTATAAATGAGTACATTAGATATGACTGATGAAGTTTCTAGTGAAGAAGTATCATCTGATGAACCTAATATTACTGTAAATGTTGAAGATGTTCCTGAAGAACCTGAGGTAAGTGAAACAGCAGAAGAACCAGAAGTTGCTGAACCAAAAGTTGCTGAACCAAAAGTTGCTGAACCAGAAGTTGCTGAACCAGAAGTTGCTGAACCAGAAGTTGCTGAACCAGAGGTTGCTGAACTAGAAGTTGCTGAACCAGAAGTTGCTGAACCAAAAGTTGCTGAACCAGCAGAAGAACCAGCAAATGAAGTAGAAGTAACAGAAGATGAACAACTAGAAAAATTAGTAAATTATTTAGTAAATAATTTTGGTTTTAATAATTCAGAATTAAATGTAAATTCATCAGAAGAAAAATTAGAAAAAATTGTATCTCTTTTAAAAAGTGATACAGGATATTATTTTAATTCTAAAGAATCTGATACTTTAGAAGAAAAAATAAATATTGTAGAAAGTTATTTAATATCTAATTTTAATTATAAAAAATAAATTAATTATTTAATCTTATCTTTTTTTTTTACTTAATTAGAATAAGCAAGACCACCCATACCAGACATGATACGGAGGACATTGTAGTTGACAGCAAAAATAAATGAATTAGATTGGATAGTTCCATTTGTTACTAATTGAGCATTATCAATTCTTGAGAAGTTACAAGTTCCAGATGGTTGATGTTCTTCAGGTTTAAGGGCAAAAGAGTATACAGCAATTGAATCATTTGCTTCACCAACTCCAGCTGTCTGTTCTGAATCAAGTCCACCATATCCACTATGATAATCATATACTTGTGTTCTTGCAAAATATGATAATGGACGTGCAGCAAAACGATCATGTCCATTTAATTTAAGTTGAAAAGTTTTATCCGATTCATTAGAACCAAGAATAGATTGCAAAGATGTATAATCTGCTACACCTTTTGGTGCTCCTGCAACTGTCCATACTAATTCTTTTACAGGATGATTGAAATTTAAATCATTACTAGTACTTACAGAAAGTTGTTGTTCTTGAACCTGTTCAATAAGATATTCATGAGACACTTGAGCAAAACGTCTACGTTCATCAGTATCAAGATAAATATAATCAACCCATAAATTATTAACTGGATCTGAAGTAAATACTGTATTATGAATATGATCTAAAATAACTTTAACTTCATGATATTGTAATGCAATTAAAGGAAGAGCTAATCCAGGATTACGACAAAACCAGAAATATAAGGGAACTGTAAAAGTTGTACCTACAGTATCACCATCAATTCCTCCCATACCAGTAGTTCTTTGAAATTTAGTTAATCCTACAGCTGGACGATCATCACATTGTGCTATAGTTGCAGTGATACCAGTTGGATTTTCAGCAGTTAATTCAGACCATGTTTCCATCCATAATCCAGAATGTTTGTCAATTTGTTGACCACCAATTTCTAATTCAATATCTTTAATAAAATTAGCACCTGGATTTGTTGTATCAGCAGCTGTGCCACCAACTTCAAGATACATCTTATGAATTAAATCACCATTTCTAGAAATAGTTGCAGTACAACGACCATCACTTCCAGTTGATGTGCCATTCCATGTTTGTTGGATTGACTCCATAGAGAAGTTAGTGTGTCTGCGGTAGACAACTTTGAAGAAAGTGATTTGTGGGTTACCAGTAAGGTAGATATCTTGAGCACCATAAGCTACGAGTTGCATTAATCCTCCTCCCATGTTTTATATT